CTATGCCTGATAAACCTAAATAACATTGAAACTAAAAATTAAAATGGACACAAGAACACTTCAGGACGTAGCGATGGAATTAGAAGCTCATGAACGAGAGTGTTCGGTGTACAGAGATATGACCAAGATGCAATTAGAAAAACTTGAAGGCAGAATAAAAAGATTAGAGATGTTAATCATGGCATCTACTGCCTCTGTTATTGCTTTAGTATTTACTGTAATAATGAAAGGATTATAATGGATGAAATTCGTGTTACATATAAAGTCTTAAAAGCTAAAAACAAAAGATATACAGTTATTATTACAGCCGAACATTTCGATGATTTAGATGATGCTAAAGAATTTGTAGATGTTCTTTCACAAGACTCAGTTACAGATGCTTATACAAGGGTACATTAATGGACCCATTAAGTGCATTCGCCGCGATCAAAACTGCCCATAGTACGATTACTCAAGCTATAAAAATCGGTAAAGATTTTTCTCAACTGGCTTCCCCGATCCTTAACTGGGCAAACGCTGAAGCTAACATAGAAAACTTTGCATCTAAACGAGGATCATTAGTGGGAAAAGTATTTGGGAAGTTATCGGTAACTGAGCAATCGGCAATAGAAGCTCATCTTCGCAAAGAAGAAGTCAAGCGAATGAGAGATGAAATGAGAGAAATCTTTTTGCTTTATGGCAGTCCGGGTCAATGGGAAAGACTACAAGCAGAAATAGCAAGTGCTAGAAAAGAAAGAAAAGCACAGATTGCCGCAATAGAAGAAGCTAAAAAAAGGACTAGAAATTTAATAGTCATTACAGTAGTATGTATAGGAACAACAATAGCAGGGTTTTATTATTTTCAATTTTTATTTAAATATTTAAAATGATGGTTAATTCACTAGATATAATGGCAAGAACTTTATGGGGAGAAAGTAGGAATCAACCCGTAGAAGGACAAATAGCTGTAGCTTGGACTATTAACAATAGATACAAAGCTAAATCGTGGTATGGAGATAGCATTAAAGAAGTATGTTTAAAAGAATGGCAGTTCTCCTGTTGGAATGAAGATGATCCTAATCGAGAACAAATAGAACAACTGCCGGAAACAGATCCTATGTATCTACGCATGGTAGGTATATGTTATCTGGTATTACATAACAAACTTCCCGATCCTACTGAAGGGTCAACGCATTACCATACAACAACAGTTAGCCCTAAATGGGCTGAAGGTGAAACGCCGTGTGTTGAGATAGGCGATCATTTATTTTATAACACAGTTACATAGGAGAAATTATGTTACCTTTATTAGCACCTGCCGTAAAAGCAATCTTTAGTACAGTAGATAAAGTTATTACTAACAAAGCTGAGAAAGAAAAAATTAAAGCACAGATTCAACAAAAAATAATTACTGGTGATATGAAAGAAATTGAATCGGCAGCTAGGGTCATTCAACTTGAAGCCGGTGGCACATGGTTGCAAAGAAGTTGGCGTCCATTAATGATGTTAATATTTGCATTCCTTCTCGTGGCACATTGGTTTGGATTTACTGCACCCAATATTCCAGAGTCAGTACAAAATTCTTTATTGGATATTGTAATGGTTGGGGTAGGAGGATATACTTTGGGTAGATCAGGAGAAAAAATAGCAGGACAATGGAAAAAGACAACGACAAAACAATAATGGAGCTTCTTCGTGCAAGATTGAGCACGATAGAGCGTCTTAGAGATGCCGTGCGTACCTCTTGGAAGGGTTTAATACTCTTTATTGAGAAGCACCCTCTATGGGCTTTATTTGCCTTTGTAGGTATAATTTCACTTTTATTCTGGTAGTTCTCCTATCCATTTACCTTCATCGTTAAGAATCATAGGTAAAAGTTTAGGAACTCCGTTTAAAATAATACCACACCCTAAAATAAATCTAGTTTTAAAATTCTTTGCGTAGCTAAACGCCATACTTTTTTGATTAATTAAACACCCTACATTCATAGCAAAGAAAATGTTGTCGGGATTTGCCCACCATTGGATCGATAACTTGGTATGGTAATGTCCTTGCACCGATGACATACCCATTGTTTGTGATACCTTTAAAATATCTGACGCTCTGCCGTGCGTAAAGAAACAACGTTGTCCGTTGCTCATTTTTAAAGTAAGGTCGTCAACCCATTTCCATTTCTTTGTTCCTAGAAAATCTCCATACCCTTTTAAAAACTCTCGACTCATTCCATATTTAACAGCTCGTCTATAAACTAAACTAGAATGATTTGAATCTACTTCTGTTACTTCGGGAAAAATGTCTTCTAGTTCTTTTACAAAAACCCGTGCCGCCTTTAGCTCGTGTCCAGGAGAATACAAATCTGGGTCATGGCTGTGCATTGAGATTGCGTGGAAATCTAACATATCTCCTATGTTAACAATGAAGTCAGGTTTGTAGCGTCTTTTAATTCGCTTTAAAAAACTAAATGAATCCTTGTGATGATACGGAATATGCAAGTCCGATATTACTAATATCCTTTCGTACATTGGCTAAGCGTATCAAAGAATATACTTATACACAAGGGGTGTGGAAAATATTATAGCTTTTTTAGTCGCTCTACATCATCGACATTTATAAAATGATGCCTGTGTTCTTTCTCAATAAAAATCCATTCACCATGGTGATCAATTTTTCTTGATCCTTTTTCATCAGTAACAAAGCCTCCATCATCTATATAACCTATCGTCATCTTCTTTCCCTTTCTATTATTTCTATAGCTTTTCTTAATTTTCTTCGTGCATAGATATTATGCAGTTGAAGTAATATACCAGATATTCGTGGCGTGTTTATATATTTTTCTCCAAACTTCATACATAGTTTGTTATAAAATTCTCTCCCTATTATTGTTGCTACGTCTTTTTTTTCCATTGTGTTTATTATTTTGTACTACAATTGATTTCCATTGGCTTCCATATTTCTTTTGCATTCTTTCATGACACGTTCCTGAGTCTTGTATATTTTCTTTATCTGTTGCCCAATATAAATGTTTAGGATTACAACACTTAGCATTATTACACGCGTGTGCCAAGAGTATTCGTGGTCCTTTGCGTGGGTTTAAAGGAATCGTCGTGTTTAAATAATGAGCCAGTAATCCTTTAAACATATAGCTGTATCCCGATGCTTTGTATTGCAAATGGTCAAGTCTAATAATGCAGGGTGATGTTAAATCTAAATGTTTTTGTCGTTCTTCTTTTGATAACAACATATAGTCTTTAATCTTTTTCATTGTTATCTTTCTTATAAATGTTTGGATCGTACCCTCCGTAGTTAAAAGGTGGGTTGTATGGTTCTTTTTTCTTTGCCTCTGATAAAATATCTAAAAACAAATTAAAGTTTAGCAACACCATTGTATCTGCATTATTCCTGTGCAAACATAATAGGTCGGCAGATCCTTTCCATCTTTCTAATGTTTTAAATCCTTCCCCGTTAGCTCGTGCCTTGACTTCAATGCTCATTCGTGGCTCTTGTATTTGTATATCAAAGGGAAAGTCGGGTATCGCTCCACTCATTGGTTGTCGTCTACACTCTATTCCGTAACTTTTTATTTTATTAACCAATTGGTTTTCGATTCGATACCCTTTTCGTTTACTAAACTTACCCATTGCGTGGCTCTACATCACATGGCATAGCATCTATATGTGCATCAGCTTCGTCAATTTGTTTGAGTTCTTCTTCTGTTGGTACTCCCCAAAGTTTAGCTAATGTTTCTAGTGCTTGTTGTCCATCAAGAGTTAATCGATGGTAATCCCAATATAATTCTGTAATCAAATCTTGGGTTCTATTTTTCTTTACAGTAGTTAATGGCACTACCTTTCCTTTAAAAGAATCTAGTGCCTTTACTACATCTTTCATTTCTTTTGTTATTTTCATATTACCTCCAAGCTACGAACCTCATTAGGTTTTCCGCGTTTAAGTTTACCTTTATTAATTAATCTCATGCAAATGCCATGAGTTTGTGATGATGATTTAAATTGTAAATCATTAGCTATTTCCTGAAAAGAAGGAGAATAGCCGTGCTTATCAATATAATTAGAAATATATCCAAGTACCCGTGATTCATTTTTAGTCATACCTCACCTTTCTTTTCGTTTAGGGAGTGGTTTCTTTTTAAATTTAGGGCGAAGTTTATATTCGTCCGTCATCTCCAGTTCATATTCTTGTACTATTCGCAATTCTTTAAAACGCCTCCGAGCTTCGTACGCGTTAAAGTCTATGCAAATATAGCCCATGACAACTTTGTCACGGACCATATATACGTTATCTAAAATTGTATCGGCGACATCGCAATGAGGAACTTTACCATAGTAATGTTCCTCATAGTTTCCATTCAATCCCGTCAATAAAAATAAAAACATTGCTTCAAACATTAGATTGGTATCTCATCGTCAATGGTTTCATCTTCAAAGCCACGTACCTTCGGCTTTTCTTCCGTTGGTGTTGTTAAACCTTGCGATTCACTTTTGGTATCCATAAGTTTCATCGCCGAGTTAAACTGATCCAAATGGACTTCGGCACTTATTCTCGTTTCGCCTGCGTCATTCTCCCACTTGCGATACGTCATTCTTCCCTCCAATAAAACACGGCTACCTTTTTTTGTGTAGCGTTCTAGTATGTCAGCAATCTTTTCATCCCATACTACAACTTTGTGCCAATCAGTTTCTTTTTCACCTTTAACTACCCTATTGGTAGCACAAGATAAGATGGCATATTTCTTATCGCCATCTGCACCTGACCTAGTTTTAATCTCGGGGTCAGCACCGAGATTTCCTACTAATGTAATCTTATTATACATTACTGGAGCTCCTTTCGTTTAGCGTCATACTTTGCTATAATAGTATGGTATAACGCAGGGTTAGATTTCCTAGCTTTCGCTAGATTAATTTTTTGCAAATCATAATATGCCGTTACTTGTTTAAGTGTTTTACTATTGGCTATATTTTCTTGCAAAGTTTTTAAGGCATCATCATCGGCTGATCCTACCTTTTCATTGCTCGTATCGAACTCATCTTCTGAATATACAAATCCATGTAATCCAGTTAGCTTAAGAATTGCTCGGTCTACGGCTCTTTTTTCTGCCATCGCATAGGGATAAGCTACCTTAGAATTTTTAGGACTTGCCTCTCCATATGTAATGACTCTCATTTTATCATTATGAGCATAGCATTTTACTACAGCAATGCCTTGTGCTGAGTTGGTTTCGACTTCAACAATATCGTCAATAACAACTCCGGCTTTAGCACCGACTAGTTCACAATACTTATGCAACATAATGAGTGTTGCTTTCCCACCACGCTTTAATTCCCAGAGTGCGTGTTCGGGTTTAAGATCATACTCTTTAAGTATTTTCTTAACTCTGGGTTCTATATTAGCCACCATATTAACCTCCTTTGTTTTCTTTGATGGTTAAATTACCTGCTTTGGTACGTGATACTTTAATACCACCACCTTCAGCAAGGCGGCAGTTATCAGGGATTATTTCTTTTATAATCTTGGTAACTGCCCTATGCTGATCGTATGGAATTTTGGTTTCCCTCCAAGTGGTAGCATTAGCTACAAACTCGTTGTTCTTACCCATATCTATACTAATCATATCGTTAACTTTTATGTCATGTTTTTGTATAATTTTATCTAATATATGTTCGTCATGTATATTTTCTGGTGCTGTATCTGTTTGTATTAAGTTCCAAAATGTTTTTTCTGTATCGTATAGGTCTTTTAAGTAATCATTGCTTATGTCTATTGTACACCACTCGTATCTCATATTACCAAAAATTACTGAGAGGTACGCTCTATCCATCATTGCTACTTGCATATAGTGTTGTAGTTGTGGCATATATGTTTGTATAACATTATCTAAAGTGTTGTTGGCATTGGTATGCTTACACTCTAGGACACATAATTTGTCACCGACATTTACTATACCATCAAGACTAGCGTGACGAAAATCATCTGTGAAATCGTGTTGAACTCTAGTTGATAATAGTTTATGTCCTGTTTCCTGTTCAAACCATCGCTTGTTTAGATTTTCTGTAACAATACCGAGTTGTACAGGTAACACTCGATCTAAGTTGGCAGGTTCTTGACGTCCAGTTTTCTCTAACCAGAGTGTGTGCCAATCACCTTTCATGATGCGTACTGCATCTGACCCACCAATAGTTAGTGGGCGTTTTACTTTTTTCTTAGGTTGCATATTATACTCCTTTTGCATTTATGTTATAGCACTTTTCTATTGCTATTGCAAATCTTTTTGCTTTATTGAATTGATTTTCTATGAACAACATTCCGTGATCATAGGGTGGATCAAATATCGCAATAAAATCTGCCGGTACAGGTAACCTTCTGTACTTGTAGGTTTTTATTAATTCCTCCGTGTACTGTTCGATAATACACTTCGGATACTTTGCTAAGATTTTCTTATATATAGATAATCCTAACTCGTTTGGTACGTCACATCCAAATGTAGACGCACACATCTCGATTGCCGTGCCAATGTATTTAGGATCGGCAGGCAACATAATACTTTGCCAATGAGTTATATGGTCATTGATTAAACGCAAATGTGCAAAGGCAGTCTTTTCATCTACAAGAAATTCATCATACTTATTCTCTTTCAGCTTTTGTAGAAAACACATCGTGGATTCGCTGACGGCGTTTTGCAGTATCTTCGGAGGCTTTAGTTGTATTGGATTGGAATTTCTTGGCACGCAATAACCACGATCGGAAAGCGTATTGCCAATCTGATTTAGTCGTTCCACTTGCCCGATAATGGTTGATATAGATTTTAAGTTCTTGTGCATATTCATACCTTTCTCCAAATTCATTTGTTATCCATTGTCTTGTTGACAAGTTAGGTTCAAAGTCCTTTGGCATTTGTGTTAAGTTAACATTAAGAATCAAGTTATATCCTAATACTTGAATCCAGTTTAAGAAGTTTGTAGTGCTTGGTTGTTTTTTATAACATTCCCATAAGCTAACAAGGCTATCGGACACTCCAATCTTCTCAGCTACTTCTTGCGAAGACAAGTTTAAATATTGCCTTCGCTCTTGAAGTTCTTTAATAATATTTTTGTAACTACTCACGACACCCATTCGAGTTTTGCTAAAGTGAGTAGCTCATCATTAGATAAATCATCTGCCGCTGACTTACGCAAATCAAAAAAATTATTTTCTTTAAATGGACCTATACTCATAAGCAAACGAGCATAATATGGTTTGTAGTTATTGTTAAGTTTAAATAATGGATCAGTAGTTTGAACAGCCTCAAACCAACGCAATCTATTAAAGATTAATTCGCTTGAAGATTTACGTAATCCACGTTTGAATACTATGTAAGCATAGTTTCTATATTTAGTAAACACGTGAGGATTGGCATAATGAAAGTCAATAAATTCACAAGTGTTATAAGATTTACTTTGTTTTATTGTCTTAAAATATTCAATTCCTTCTGTTGTTGAATTGATCATTTTACCCTCCATATTCTTAGGTTAAGACCTTCTCGTTTACAAACACATTTCATTGTTCGTGTTCGAAATGCTTGACCAAAAGTACTTCGTGCTTTTTCTTCGTAAGGTACTGTAAACGATTGTCCTATTTTCATGTTGTCAATAAAACTATATTTTGACACATTATTTTCTGGTATAGGAATACCATCTTCAATTTTAATATCCATTGTAAACTCCTTTTGTATTAATGGATTAATATGTGGGCACTAGAAAGAAGGAAATCTAGTGCCCGTGTGGATTTGGACGAACTTTGCTCATAACCTAGGTAGTTCCCGAACCCGTCTTGATGTGGTAACAAATAAACTAAAAAAACCCACATCAAAACTCTTAATATGCTATACCTAATCTTATTAACATTGATGCCTCGGGTTTTGATATTCGTTGTATGTTGTGTACACTAGCTTGTTGAAAGTCGTGTATAACATACCACCCTTCCTTTTTTGCAGGCTCAAGATGATTTACATCAAAGCCATAAAATTCGGCAATCATTTCTACTTCGCTTTTTGGATCTTTATGTAATTCGTGATCCATGTATTCGAATTCACCATTAATAATTTTATATGATACTAAGTACATTTTTTGCACCTTTCTTTGAAGTCATCATCATTTCTATCTTCACAAAGATATTCTAGGTCTTTCCACCTACCCTTTGGTTCAAATAGTTTTATGTTTCCATTCTTATCTGTAACTTCTTCGCCATCATCATTAACTTTGTAGAATTTTATATCGTATATTAAATACATTATTTTTTCACCTTTCTGTTGGTTAATAATTCATTCCAACAATGTTCATAACACTTCTTGCATAGATGATTAAAGGCATCATAGATACCATCAACTAATGTTCGGAAGTGATACATTTTTTTATAATGGAAATGTTTAGTGCATCGATCACACTTTAGACTACGCTGTTTATTTGTTAACTTCATTAAGCTACTTTACGAATGTTTAATTTGTTTTTCACTATATATCTTACAGCTTTTTCAGCTAAAGTACTAGCTTTAAATAACATAGTTTCATGGTTTTCTAAACCTTTTATCCATGTATTTAGATATTGAATATGATCTTCACGTGGTTTAGATTCTATACGAAAATGATTAGCTAGAAATGAAGCTCCGAGCTCAGCTACCAGTTCTTCGAACGCGTAGTCCTTGCCTCCCCAACAACGTAATTTACGATTACATCTTTTCTCGTGCCCTGTCCAATGTGTCAGTTCATGAAATAATGTAGTGTAATAATATATATCATCTTTAAATGCTTTTTGATCGGGCATACCTATGAAATCTGCTTGGGGATTATAATAAGCCATAGAATCGCCGTGTCTAATATCAGCATTAAGTGTACTGATATGATTGTCAATGCGTTTAATATTTTTTATATCTCTTGCCGGAGGTTGATCAAATGAATCAAACTTATGAGTTTCTCCAGAGCATTGTTGAATATTAAAAACTGTAAAGGGTCTAAAGGTTGTAAATACTTTTATTTTACCTTTATCGTCTTCACCTTTTATAATTTGTGGTCGCAAAATTGTCGTGCCACGTTGATCCTTATCAACTTGACACCCTGCGTCTTTCCATTGTTTGTATGTTCCCCACACTTTGCGTTGCCATTCATTTTTATGTTTTGCAAGTGCTAAGATAAGGCAGTTAAACCCTTGATATTCATGGGCTTTGTTTGAAACACTATGTACTCCAACCCAAGGTTTTGTCCAGTTTCCTTGTTCGGATTTCATAAGTTGCAAAATTTCTTTAGTTATCTCTTTAATAACCTGTGATATTTTGGTATTCATAATTATCCTTTTGTAAAATTTTTGCTATCTCATTAGCTTGGGATAGCAAAATGTCTTTGTTAATTAATATTACCTTACGAAGTTCTGGTGAAAGTTCCTTCGCTTCGAAAGAATTAAGTGCCGTGTCAATGGCTGAACAACAAGCCTGTACAGTTTTCATTTCGTATTCGAGCTTGATGTTATACTGTAACCGATAGAACTCTAGTTCTTGTTCGGAATAGTATTCGTATGATTCAATTGCCATAATTTAGAACCTGTAGTGTACTGATGATAGTGATCATTTGACTTTTGAATCCCAAAATTCATTCCATAAGTTTATTGTTACTTGTTTGAATGTATATTCATCATTCTTTGGATCGAATTTAGCATTAGGAAAATATGGTGAATGTACTATTGAACGTTTAAATGGTCTTACATTAAATTGGAATTCTTCTAATGATTCGGACTCACCTAATCGTGCAATAACTTCATCGAATACTTGTTCTTGGTCCATCATGACTTCACCTTCATTTCTGTATTGGAACTCGCTTGATAATCTAACCACATTGCTTCTGATAATATAGATTCAAAACATTTACACATTTCTGAAGCCATATCTATTTTTGTGGCAGATTTCTTTTTCAAGAGTTTTTCTATTTCTTTTTGATGAACGTTTATTATTTTATTTAAAGCATTTGCAGAACGTGCAAATATTAATCTGGATTTATCGTCCATGATTTTCTCCTTTTGTTAAGCATTGTTTTTAATTCTGTTAATCGCTCGCAATTAAAACCAGAATCTAGTTTATCCATTTCTTTAGGTCCAAGTACGTCTTCCCATTCATTAATTAAATCAGTAAGACAATAAAAGAAATGGCTTTCATTAATAAATGAAGAATTCCTATTTAATTTTACAGAAATCCCATATGGTTTTTTTCTAGGCATTTGCAAACTCTTCCAATCTACAAATATAATGTTGAGCTTGATTTATATATTTGTCGTAATCTTCTGAGAAAGTTTTAGTTTCGCACATGAGTTTACAAATATTAGTTAACTTGATGATAGTTGAATAGTAATGAACACCTTTACCAAAATCATCATGTGAAACAATATCTGTTTTATAGTTTAACTCTAGGCGATATTTTGCTTCATTTGACATTTCACGCAATGTATTAATACGATTAAGTTCAAGCGAAATTTTTTTCTCTACTTCTGTTTCGTAATGATGTTTGCGTGAATCTTCTTTTAAATATTTGGACATAGTATCTCCATGTTAAAGTTAATA